AGCTGACAGTTTAATTTCCCCACTTAAATCAGCTTCATCTGCTGCTACAGGTTCTGTAAGGATTGATTCAATACCTTTTAATAACTCTTTAAAGTCTGTAGATGTTTCATTTAATTTATCCTTTACTAAATCTGAGATTTTAATAGGCAATCCTTCTGTAACAATACCATTAGTTTCAGTGGCTGATTCTACATTTAAAGCATTGTTATATACTATACCCATAAACCAAATAGCATGGACCTTTGCCTCATCTTCAATAGGCATTGCCATAATACTTTTAATAGATTCCCTATAGTATCTATATTTTCCTCTATCATAGTTGATTGACTTTATGAATAATGTTTTAAGATTTTCGTAAGGAATTCTACAAATTTTCATAATTGTGTAATTTATCTTTTACAGATGAAGTCTTTAAATAAAGAATCATCATCATATGGATTTTGTTTAGTTTTTTGTTTCTTAGATGCTTTTAAATCTTTTGGATTTAACTGAGCCATATCAATAGCTTTGTCTATATCAGGTGCTGTAAATAGATTAGCAGCAGGAAGTAGCTCTTCCATTTTAACAGCCACTTCTTTTCTATGCTTTTCTATTTGATCTTTTGCATTATCAACAGCTTCTACTATTCCTGTCTTTTTTGTTTTTGAAACACCTCTAGTACCTTGTTTTGGTCCTTTGGTTGTAGATTTTCCAGAGCCATCAGCAGTTTTATCTTTTGCTTTGCTAGACTTTGTTGCTTTTCGTTTTGGTTTGGTAATGATTTGTTCTCCATATTTTCTATTAATAGGATTTATAATGTGCTTACTAATATAGTCAATTGCATTAACAACATATACACTTTGTTCTATTTTTTGAAGTTTTTCATAAGTGTCTTGAGCCCATGCTGATAACTTCTTAATTTCTTCTTCTGATAATTGATTTCTTGTTTTATTGTTAAAGTACTTGTCATAGATATCTGCAACATCATCAGGCATTGCATCAATCATATCATTAACTATATTCTTAGTAATCTGACCTTTAGATCTAAGTTTAACTCTAACTGTCTCTGCAGGAGTAATGCTTTCTAAAACTTTATTTGCTTCATCTAGTGTTTCTTGTGTAACATTTACACCATTTTGAATTCTAGAAATTCTTGCAGTATTTACTAAAAAAGCAACTTTACTATCAGGATTTCTTTTAGCTTCTTCAATTGTCAAAAATACAGTATTTCCATCTTGATCTGTATATGTTATGCCTAAGAAACTACCTTTCTCATCTTCTTGTATTGTGTATTCTCTACCATCAATTCGAAGAGTACTTTCTGAAATATACTCAACTGTATGTCTATTAATGGTTTGGCTATTAGGATTAACTCCTGTAATAGTTTGTTCTTCTTCAGCTAATCCATCTTCAATAAGTTCAAGACCAACAATATCATCTAATATCAAATCATTAGACTTATCAACCATTTCAAGTCGCCCTGTTTGTTCATTTGTTTCCCATATAAATGATGTAGACCCATAAGAATTATCCTCACCTATTTCAATGATGTCTTCTGTACTATCTAACTGAATGTAAAAACCTTTTTCATTACGCTGTAATGTTCCTTTTCTACCTTGGTATATTACTTGCTTACCTACTAGATTCTTAAGTTTCTTTACTTCATTTGCAATTACTTGATGTTCTTCAGTTGATTCAGGAGTTTCTGTTGTACCAGCTTCTTTATCATATAGAGCTTGTTCATAGTTCTCTATAAAGAAAAACAAATCATCGGTACTCATATCAAATAGTTTGAAACCTTCTTTGTCTTTAAAAAAGTTTTCAATTTGTTCATCAGGAATTAAATGACTAATTTGCTTATTACCATCTGCATCTTTATAAACTCTTTGAAGCTCTCCTAAAAAATTACCATCATCATCTTGCTTTGCTTCGTAATGATCTGATAAGAATTCAACAGCTTCTTCTTCAGTCATTAATCTAATATTAACAGGAGCTGATGCAAGCATATTAAATGCTTCTTTTTGTAAATTTAAAAAGGCTGCTTCTGCTTCTTTCTTTTTTACTTCAGATTGTTCTACTTGTTCATCATTGAAATCATTGATCATTTTATTAATTCTTTCTAAATGATCATATAACTTTTTACTAGTTTCAATAGATGTAAAAGGTGAACGAGCTATCTTTAATAACTCATCCATGTCATTAGGATTATTGTTTACATATCTTTCAAAGATCCCACTCATCTTTGCAAGCTCAGTGTACTTATCATGCATCAATCTTGCAAATGCACCAACCCTGGCATCTTCAAAAGAATGCATTAGTTTCAATGAGTTCTTAGGATCTGCTAGAAGATTTACAGAATACATATATTCTTTATAGTCTCTGTTCAATCTTTGATAATCATTGATGTCTTGAAGAATATTAGTTATCTCTGTTTTAGAAACTACAGTTTTTATATTATTTTGTTTGTTCTTAATTGTATAATATTCAGCAAGAATACCTGATAAGTTATCTTGTTCTTCTGCTGTTAAAGTTGTAAAATCTAAAGGAAGAGAAACCTCTTGAGTTTCCTCTTGATTATTTTCTTCATTTATTGAAGTTTGCTCTTCTATTTTATAAGCTGCTGCATTCCATTTCTTTAGTACTTCTAATTCTTTTTTCTTTAACTCAATTAGATTAAGAGTCTCCTTTGTTTTAACTCCTTCTATTTCTTCTAATGTTTTTATTTCATTATTTAATATGCTAACTTGTACTTCCCCTAATTGATAATCCGTAATAGTATTGAAAGTACTTGTTGCAGCATTACCTATTGATTTATTTTTTTCAGAAATATTTCTAGCAATTTCACCAGCTCTTGTCAGACTATTTTCTGCTTTAGCTTCATTAAATGCTATATTATGAATAGCATCTTGTAAAGCAGCTACAGAAAAACTATATCTTTGTTTTGCATGAGGATCAGTTCCAACATTTTCTATTGTAAAATACTGACCAAATTGATTATTATATTTGTCATATAATTCTGAATATCTTTCTAATTTTCCAGTTAGATCTGACATAAATTCTGCAGGAGAACTTTTTCCAAATTCTTCTACATCAATACCAGTAGCTTCTTTAAATTCTTTAGGATCATATTCAGTTCCATATGCATTTAAAAAAGTTTTGAATGCATCAAAGGTTCCTGTTCTCTTTGCATAAAGAGCTTGAGTTATAATTGCAGAAGAGCTGTTGTTAAAGTATTCATATTTTAAACCACTCTTTGCAGCATCTGTCATTGCAGAATTAAAAGATAATTGAGACTTAATATTTCTAATAGGCTCTTCTAATACTGAAGAAGGTTTTGAACCTAACACATTCAAGCTTTCTAACATCTTATTTAGTTGCTCTCTGTGCTCTTTAGATTCATTAAGTCTTGTTGACACTCTTTCCATAGTTCCTGTGATAGGACTAATGAATAACCCTGTCATTGCACCTTGTAAAAAAGTAGCCCACCCTTTTTCAGAAACTTGATCATCAACTGCTGCTTTAAAATCATCACTCCAAGTAGATACTTTACCATCATAAATATCTTTATAATGCTTTCTTAAAGAGAAATTAATCCCATCTTGAATATTCTCTTGTAAACCTTCTAGTAATTGAATTTTACCCAAACCTCTAGCAAAGTCTTTACCTACTTGTTTTGCAACAGCTTTTGATCCAAACAATTTATAGATATCTCCTGCATCTGAAAATGCTCCTAAAAATTTTCTCTTGTATGTTTTGAATATAGCTTTCTCACCAACTCCTGCAGTAATCCCATAAAACTTACCAGCATCATTAGCAATAAGATTTAAGAATTTAGAATCAGCTCCAAACTTTCTAAAGAAATTACCAAATGCTATCTTATTCATTATTGCTAATACAACAGCATTTCTACCAAAATCTTTTGTAGCTCCTTCTAAAGCATTCTGTCTAAATAATTGTTTAGTAGCTTCATCAGGATCATTGTTATCATTTTTTTCTTTATATGAGCTAATAGCATCTTCGTATATATCTGCATATGTACCACCACCTTCTGTAGCTGCTTCTGACACTGCAAAATTATATTCTTGATAACCTCTTGCTAAACCACCTACACCAATTCTAGCAATTTCTGCTTCTGTAAATGCAGCTACTCCCATAGTAGCTCTTGCCGCATTTGCTTTTTGAATTAAAGAACCTGCTTCTATAACACTTCCTACAATTGGAATATGCTTTCCAGCATTTGCAAATTTTTCAAATAATGTCTTCTGACCTAGTCTGCCAGTATTTTCTGTAATCATTCTTTCAGCAGACTCTTTTAATGCTTTTTCTTTAGCTGCTGTACTTATGACACTTGTAGTTTCTCCTATTTCTGCTGCGACAGTTGCAGATCTAGCTGCAGCACTTCCTTGAAATAGTTTAGATAAGTTTCCAAATTTTTTAAATAAAAAAACATCTTGTGCAAATCCTGCCATTGTACCTAAAGTAAAACCAGCATTTTGAAAAGCAGATGACAAAAATTGTCTTGTAAAAATATCATGTTGACCTACTCCTTCAGGATAGTATATAGGATTATCTAAAGCTGTTTTTTCTTGTTCTTTTCCAATTGCAGCAAACTCAGCTTCTGTCTTACCCAAGTAACTTGTATCAAAGTGATACATTGCTCTTAGTAATCTAGGAAATCCTGTATTGTATTCTCCATATGCTGCTATGCCATTATCAAGCATACCAGATATACCCGTTTTTAAAGCATCTAACTTTGACCAATTATCTGCTGCAACTTTTTCATTATCAGCTAGAGGATTCATGAAAGGAGCATATTCAGCACTAGGCCTATATCTCTTTAAATCATCAGGATTATAATATTGAGTAGTTGGTGCAGATGGGCCTGGAATAAATACTTTACCACTGTGCAGAGTCTTTCTAAAAATATCATTGTCATCAAGTGGATTAGGATTTGATACTCCTAGTTGTCCACTTGCAATTGTATTTGTTATTTGACTACTTGAAGACATTAAAGGGTCTGATGATTCAAAACCAAAATCCCCAGGTTTAACACCTAATATTTTTTCCATTATTAGCTTAACTTTACATAGTTATTTGAATTATTTACCACATTCTGAGCATGTGTTCGCTGATTTTTTTCCATGTCGCTGATAATATAATTTTTAACTGTATTTAAAGTTTGTTCTATTAAGCTATTAATTTCTTGGCTTTTTCCAGATTGATTATTTAAATACTCGCCATATGTTATATCTGCAGGATATTCTTTCCATCTACCTCGTGCTTTTACTCCTACATATAGTTCACTCTTTACTTTATCAAAAGTAATATAACCATCTTCAATTCCATGAGTAAACATGTAACTTGGTAAATCTACTTTACTACTTCCTTTAGCTAAACCATCAATAATCCAACTAACAGGTTCACCTGCTTGTCTAAAGTAGTTAGCTACATTTGATAAATCACCATACACAGGATAGTTATATGTTTTACCTAAGAAAGATGTTTCTCCAGTAGCTCCCCAAATATTATTAGCATCAGATGCACTAACATAAAAAACAGCACTTGGTTCATCAGCACCACCTAGCAATGGAGTACCATCTTTCTTTGTCTGTAAAGGAACTTCTATTCTAAAATCACCAGTTGGTAATTTTGCAATATTAAAACTTGGTACAAAGTAATTAGCTAATTGAGCACCTAAATTTCCATACTTAGTTTGCCATTTACGATAATCTTCTATATCTTCTTTACTTCCTTTGTTTGAACCAATGCCATCTATCTTATAAGCTTTTTGAATTAATTCTCCAATTGCATTATAATTAAAACTTTTAGGGTCGTTTACTATGTTTGCAGTACTTGACCTCTCACCAGCTCTATTTTTAAGAGCAGCATAGTTTGGTATAATTCTTTCTAAAAATGCATCTCTTTTTTCTTCAGTAAATGCATAACCACCCACAAGAGGTAATCTTGAATACCAAGAATTACTAGCATCTGTTCTAGGAATTGTTCTACCAGTAGGTTTACCATCTTTATCTTTTTCTTCTACCCAATATTCGGTTGTCTTATAAGATTCAGGTAAGTTTTTAATCATTTCTTCTTCTTTCTTCTTTAAAGAAACATAATCACTAAATGCAAGAGCACCTTGTCGAACTTTATCATTTGCTTCTTTATACTTAAGGAAGTCACCTGAATAACTTCTAACTCCTGCAAGAATAGTATTAGGAATATCTGAAGTTGAATTTATCGCATTAATATTGCCATTAATTAACTTTAAAAAACCTAAAGCAGTGTTATAATCTTTTTTGTATTGATCATTTGCACCTTGAAATGTCTTACTACCAGGTTTACCATATGTAGCATAGTTTTGCATTACATTCATTAATGCAGATTGAGCAGCTGTGTGCAGATACTTATCAGAATCATGAGTAGCTGCTTGTAAAACAGTTTCATTTAAATAACCATCTAATGCTGTTGTCTGAAGATCTGATAATTGATTTTGATACATTTGATTAAGATCTATATCTTGCTCAGCACTTCTTGGTGCACCAGGTGTTATTTTTCCAGTACCAAAGTTACCACCACCCCCACCAGATCCACTTCCTCCACCAGCCCCAGCTAATGCTTTTTCAAAATCAAGTCTAGCTTGAAAAGTAGCTTTGTCTTTATCATTATTTAATTTATAATCTTCTTGTTTTTTAAATATTTCCCAATCTAATTTTTTCTCTTCAATACCATATAAGTAATCTGCATTTTTTCTTTTTAAATCTAAATCAAAATTATAACCTGCCATGAATTTTTGCCAAGCATGATTTTCATCTTGAAGTACTTTTTGATTTACTTGTATTGAGCGTTCTGCATTACTCATTGCATATGTCTGAGCCCATCCTTTAGCTAAACTATCTTTCATTGATGGCAGTAAAGAATACTCAGGATTATTCATAAACTGTTGAAATACATTCTGAATCTGTTGGTCTTTATCTGTTTGATTTGAAGCTAAATCAGCTAACTCTGTTTCGTATTTAGTTTTTAACTCAGATAATTGATTATACATTTGCTCATCTTGACTTCCTTTTGGAACATAGTTCTTATACTTATTTTTAATCTTTTTAAGTTCTATGTCTATGTTAGCTATTCCATCATTTAATCCTTTCTTATAATCTTCATGATTTGCATAGATACCTAATGAATTATCTTTAGCAACTTGCTGATAAGCTTGCTCTTTAGTCATGTTAGGATCAGATTGCATTAATGCATCTATCTGCTGTCTAACTTTAACTTTACCTGAGACTAAGAATTGTTGATCATATGTATCACCCATTTGCTGTCTAGCCCAATCTGTAAAGTTTGGAATAGCTTGTCTGCCATTTACATCAGTAACAATATAAGCACCTGTTAATCTATCTTCTTTTATCTGTAGTTTTTGCTTAGCAGCTGCTTCATTCAATACATTTTGAATATTAGCAAAAGGTACAAATTTCTGAGGAGATACTTTAAAGATACTACCATTACCTCTTTTAGCATTTTTCATATCCTGCTCAGCATAACCCATAGCAGCTTCCATTACAGGGCTATATTGAGAAAATACTTTTTCATCAGTAGATGATCTAACTTGTTCTAATTTAGATCTTTCTGAAGCTTGCATTGATGAAAAATTTAAATCAGTTACAAATTCTCTATCCTTCACCAATGGCTCCATTAAAGCACTTGCCACAGAAACATTTCCTGGATTAGAAAAATCTACTCCACTAAGATTATTTAAATACTCGTCTATTTTTTTAAAGTACTCAGATCTAAATTTCTTATTATCATCTGAAGTAATGTTAGCATTAAGTAATGAAGTAATTGTTGATTTATATTTATTGAATCCTTCTAGATATCTTCCTTGTACAGATGCTGCTGCTTTAGTAAGCATACTAAAGTCAGGAGCTTCCACACTTACATTTGCTATTACTGAAGATGGATTAAATGCTGTTGCCATATTATAATTTTAAATTTATTGTCCAAATGGGCTTAGTATTGCACCACCAGTACCTGTTCCTCTATTGCGTTGGTAAATTGAATTAAGATAATTTCTTGCAGCAGTATTTGCAGCATCAATTGCTTCTTTTTTATCTAGGCCATACCCATTAGGGTCTGAATACATTTTGTAATAATAATCAAATGCATCATTATAATCAACACCTGATCCACCACCTGTTAAAGGAGTATCATAAATACTTTTCAATGTAGGGTTTACAGCAACACTATATGGTGTTTGGAACTGATAAGGATACTGTGCATTTATCAACATCTGATTTAATACATTATTATAGCCTTTACCAAAAGCACTTGCAAATCCTGCATCTTTAGCATTTTGATTCATTGCGTTTTCTTTAGCAATTGCATTAATGCTATTCATATAATCACTCTTTTCTTTCTCACCCAGCATTGTAAATTGATTAATGTTTTGAACATTAGCCGCTTGAGTCTTTAAGAATTGATCTGTATTTAATGCTTCTGTTTGTTGTTGAATATCTGAAGCAGCTTTTAATCCTTTTCCAGTAACACCTAATGCAGAACCTCTTGCTTCAGGACCTGTACCCATTCCTTCAACTGTTTGAGTAACAGCACCTATTGGTTCATAGTTTTCATTTCTATAAACAGGAGACATTAAAGAAGGATTTGGTAATCCATAGTATGCATGATAATCAGGTATTTTCATACCTGCTGCAGCAATCATAGCAGCTTGATCTGAAGGAAACCATTGACCTAATCCATAACCTGTAGGTGATTGAAATCCTGGTTTCCGTGTAGTTATAACTTCTTCTTCTGGTGTTTCTTCTGGATCCTTCTCAGTTTTAGTTTCAACTTTTTTAACTTTCTTTTTAATACCTGGTGCAGACCATGTATAAATACCAAACTTTTTATCTTTTTGATATGGGCCTTTTTTATTGACAAAATACTCAGATAAACCATTGGCCTTTCTCCACTCATTGTATTTATTTTGAAACCATTCTACAGCTTTCTCTCTTGTTGCGTTATCTCTAGATGTAGCATCTGCTCTCCATGAATCAACACCACTACCATAATCTTTAAGAATAGTATCATGACGAGTAATAAAGTTGTCTACATCCAATGCTTCTTGTGCATTAGTTTCAGAATTAGTTACTGTATAGTACCCTAAATCTGGATCATAATGTTGTGTATCAAATGCTCCAAACTTTTTATTAGGCATTATTACTTCAAAATCATCTGTATTTTGAAGAGCTGTTTCTGGAATAAGTTGAGTAAATTCTCCAGTATCTGCAAACTTTTGTAATTCACCACCTGTTTTCTTAGGCCATAAATAACTACCTGTTGTATCCTTAGGATGATAATTACCACGTCTTATTTTTATTACTTTCTTTTTCTTTTCTGCTGCAGCTTTGGCTGCTGCTTCTGCTCTAGCTTTAGCTTCTGCCTCTGCTTGTGCTTTAGCAGCTGCTGCTTGTGCTTGTGCTTGTGCTATACTATCTGCAGCTGAATAATTAGTTAGTACTTTATTAGAATCTACTGCTACCTTGTTAGAATCTACCATAGGGGTAGTTCTAAACATGCTATCTGCAATATGATATGCTACAGGATCCCTCATCATCTTTTTAATATCATCATTAGATGCTGTAGGATAAAGTTGTTTAAATATATTAAACATTGCTAAACTATCTGCCTGAGCTTTTGCAAGTTTACCAGTATCAGTAACAGAAGGAACTGTAGGAGTTCCTATAGGATTTGCAGGTATGCTTTTACCAGGATTACCAGGTTGAGGTCCACTAAGTAAATCAGTAGTTGCATCTACAATTCCTAATCCACCAGCTAAACCTACCCATGGTAAAACTTTTTTTAACAAAGGAGATCCTGCATAGATATCTTTTGCTTGTTGCCATCTTGTATATGCTTCTGCAGATGCATTTGCTTGCTCTGCTGTAGCACCAGCTGACTCTGCTGCTGCATAAGCAGCTTCATATGCTGCTGCTGCTTCTTCAGATTCTTGAAGCCCTTGCTCTGATGGTCTAGTCCATCTTCTGCCTTTTTTTACAGCATTGGCTGCAACTTTTTCTGCTTCTGCAGCTGCTTCTGCAGCCTTTGCTGCAGTCTCTGCAGTTTTAGCTGCTTTAGTACCTCTAATTGTATTTAGAGTCCATTTACCAGCATTCCACACTAGTTTACCAGCTTGTGTTATTCCCCATAAGCCTCCAGTAAGACCTAATACATCTAACATGCCAGCATCACCTGTAGGCCTTATTTTTGGCACAGCCCCAGATTGCCATGTATCAAGTCTTTGTCCATCAGGAGTTTGCCAATATTCAAATCCAGGTCTTTGTTCATAAGATTGACGAAAATAATAATCAAGTGGTAACTTACCTTCTACCACCACCTCATCCATCAATGGACTTATGTTGCCTGTAGATTGATCTACAAAATAATTTTGACCTGGTCTTCTAATGCCTACTGGAATACTTTGATCACCTGGATCATAAAATACTCCTGGATCAGATGGATTAGCTTCTAACTTATAACCTAATCTTCTTTCAAGATCATCTAAAGTTTCATATTGGTATTTATGATCACTACCAGACCTTGTCATCCACTTTGTTTCTTCACCATCTTGTGCTCTACGTAGTGTTCCACCTCTTTTCATTTTTTGTGGACCTTGTGGGTGTTTAAAATCTGATCCTAACAAAGGCATAGCAATAGCAGGAATTCCATCAGGAAATCCTTTCATACCTTCTTGCACAAGTGCCAACTGACCCAACTTTTTCATATTGTTATCAATCATCAACTGAGCAGTCTTCTTTGTCATTGCATCCGCATTAGGATCATTTAACAATGCTTTATATTTATTGAGATCATATCTCTGAGCTACCTTAGCAGGAGTCACTGCTTTACTACTAGACATATTAAAGATACCCTTCAATAAATCTTTATTTTTTATTAAAAGACCTCTATAGTCAGAGAATACAAAGCTACCATCTGGAACATTTAAAGGTGTACCACCTTGAGAGTGTCTCTTGCCTCCAATCTTAGCATGTTCAACCATGCCATCATTGTCAAGATCTCCCACCACAGTTTCTCCTCTCTCAGCCTCAATAGTAGCCTCATCTCTTGGTACAGCAGAAAGTGTAGTAGTTACATTATTACTTGCTGTTTTATTTTCGTAGTTCCAAATACTACCTGTTACAAGGCCATAGTTGCGCTGGTCTCCCATACTACCACCTCTGACTCTATTAATTTTTACTTTCATAAACTTTTAAAATTTATTTTTGTAAATGCTGCTTATTTAAATTTACAAATATTTTGTGAAATTATCAAATAAATTCTACACTTCCTCCAGCTGCATATATTTGCTGAATGAATGCATCTTGTTCTTCAGGACTAAGAGTTGATAAATCTACTTCAGAACCATCTTCATAATCATCTAATATGCTACCACCCATTTTAGCTTCACCGATTTGAGTTAAATATGCTGATGGAAAATTGTTATATCCAAAGTTTTGATTACCAGGAGTATATGCATTCATTCCCATGTAGTTAGTAGTACCAACAGGACTTGGTGTACCATTTCTTGTAGGAGCTTTATTAGCAGCTCCTTTGTATGCCATTCCTGTACTCACAGTATTAAAGTTATCTTGAGCATTTTTATAGAGAGCTTTTCTATCATTTTCTTTAATTCCTGACATTACTCCAGATTGAAAGGCCATAGTATTCATATAGTTATTCATTCCACTTAATGGTGTACGATATGAGAATGTCCAATGAGCATCTCCACCAGGAGCATACTTTTCAATTCCTCCTCCAAACTCATATCCATTCCAACCTTTGCCGCGACCTCTTGCCCAATGCTTATAAGCCCTATCATCATTTCTATATAAGCCAGTATTAAAATCATCATCTGCATTATACATTTCATTTAATGCATCTTGTCTTTTTTGCATTCTTGAAGCTTCCCAACCTCTTCCATTAGGATTTCCCCATGGTTTATACGGGTTATAATCAGTATCATTTATTCCTTTTCCATAGTTTCTAAAAGCTCTTTCTAAATTATGATATCGTGTTTCATCAAAATTAGGATCATTCATCATATCTGCATATTTAGGGTTATAAATATTTTGATCATAATCCCAACCTTTTCCTCTGTAATTTTCATTTTTAATACCTCTCTCATATTGTCGTAATGCTTTATTCTGATTACGATATGCATTTATATTAAAATTAGTATCTGCTAACATAGCATTCATTCTATCTTGCAAATTACTATTTTTATTATTTGAATTTGAGTTTTGATCATTGTTTTCAGAAGTTTGATCACTGTCATTATTTCCAGAACCTTGATTATTATTTGAACCAGGTCCACTATTTGTATTAGGTCCACTATTTGTACCAGCTCCTTGACCAGAAGCACCAAAGTAATAAGGAACTGCTGCTAATGCTCCTGCATTTTTAGCTCTAAATCTTTGTTTCTTACCATCAGCATTGTAGTAAGTACCTCTAAATTTAGGCTTGCCCATCAGTCCCATCATTCCCATTGGATTTGCACCCATGCCAAAAGCACCTAGTGCTTGTCCTAATAATCCAAGACCTGCTCCTGCTTGACTACCTAAAAGTTGAGTAATTGCATTACCTCCAACATATGATGCATATGGATTAGAAAAATTAGAACCACCTGGATTAGAACCACCACCTGAATTACCAGAACCTTGATTATTACCACCTTGGTTATTACCAGGATTAGTTGACCCTGCTCTATTTGAACCAGCTACACCAGGGTTGTTGCTATAATACATGTCATAATAACCAGATTCATTTGCTGGTAAATTATATGCTGTACCATCATCCCCTTCATAATACCACTCATTAAATTTATTATCAAATTTTATTTTTCTATTTTGACCACTTAAATCTTGATATACATAATTTGGATCATTATAGTTAATTCCATCTGCAGCTTTAGGTAAAGATCCACCATTCACATATTTTGCAAAATCATTTACACTACCAAATTTACCTTTCTTCTTTTTCTTAGGATTGTGATCCATACCACCTTCTTTTAAAATTTGATATAACTCATCAATATTAGATTGACCACCCATCTCAAACATAAAGTTAGGTGTAGTTTCACCTGCTCTATCATATGGTAAATATGTTTGAGCTTGAGGAAATGCTTCTCCACCTGCTTTCATTGCACCCAATGCACCTTGCATTTGCACTTGCAAATTTGCAGGTAATTGATTTATAGGAATTTGCCCATTCATAGCTTGTTGCATAAGCATACCTTCTTTATCAGATTTACCATACAAATCTGAATACATTGGATTATTTATTGGATTACCCATTCCCATCATAGAATCACCCATGTTTCCAAAACCACCAAGGAAATTGCCTAAATTACCTAGACCAGCTTTAGGCAAAGATTGCCCACCTGCTTCATATAAGTCATCCATCATATAAGCAGTACCACCATTAGCTTTATAATACCAATTAAGATTTTGAGCTTGTGGTGATGGATTATAATTGTCAAAACAATCAATGCAAGGTTGGCCACCCATCTCGGCCATCCCCATTTGCTCTTGATCTTGTTGCATCATATCTTGTTCATCTTCTTGAGATACTTGTTCTTCTTGAGATGCTTGTAATTCTTTAGCAACAGCTGTCACTAATCCTTGGGCCTGTTCAACTGACATTCCCATTTTTACAAGTTCTTGCATAATTTGTTTGGGATCAGCACCTTGCTGAAGCCCTTGAGCAACCATACTGATTATTTTTTGTTGTTGATCAGAAGATGCTCCACCTTCTTGAGCGTATTGCATTGTATTCATTTTATCTGAGTTTGAATAATTAAATGTACCTAATGAGTTAGCAGGTATTTCAACTGCCATGTTTCCTGGAACCACTACATTCTCTTGACCAGGTTGAGCAAATATAACATCTCCTGTTGGACTTAGTATGTAAGTGTGATCTATTTGATTCTTAAAAGTAAGAGGAGTATATCCATCTCTGCCTTTAATGATTGCACCATTTGTAGGATCTACATCTAGTCCTTGCTGGTCTGTTCTAAAGTGTATTGGTTTTCTATCCATTTTATTTATTATTTATAGCCTCTTGCTTTTAAGGCATTTATTATTGTATTATACATTTGATCATCTATATCTGCTTTTGCATCCACTTTAGTTTTTTTATCGTTTGGATCATTAATTATTAGCTTACCATCTTTGTCTTTTTTACCTTCATAATATTTCATATAACCATCTCTAATTTCTTTATGAGTTATAATATCTTTTAGCTTTAAGTTATATGTATCTAATAGTTCACTAATAGCTTCTACAGTAGATTCTAATTGATTAGGTGTAAGAGGTGGTGCATAACCACCACTATCATTTCCTGGATTTTGAAGTTCTATACCATATGAAAAATCATTTACATTATCTCTATTTTCATATCTAGAGTGACCTGCGTGAGCTGTTACTTGTTCTGGTGAAGCATAAACTCTTCTTGTACCATTTGCTAATACTGCAAGATGTGCATCATTTTCACCAGGTCTCATAAATTGATTATGTAAATCTATATCAGATTGTGTCCAATCACCTTTTGCATCAGGTTTAAATGCAGTCCAATGTAATACAATTTTTTTCATTTCATTTTTTAAAGCATGTCCTTTTTTATAACTTTCATCTTTTTCAGTTCTAATATTAGGACTTTGATAGTATTCTACTTTGTGTCTGCTAGGGGTTGTGCCTGTACCTGCAATATACAATACATTACCTGCTACACCACCTGAATTTAATGCATCATATTCTTTTAGTCTATCAGAGGTAAAAGTTTTATCTTTAAATGAAAGTCCTTTTGAATAAGTTCCATTATCTGTTGCATAAACAGTAACATATTTTGAATTACCTTTTATCTTCTTAAATTCATTTTTAATATGTTTAAGACTACCCATTACAAAGTATGTCTTTTTAGTATCAGGGTTTTGCATAATAAATTTACCACCTTCTACAGAACCAAAATAATCTTCATCACCATTAGTTCTTGTCATGATATTGATACTACCTTTTTTTTCAGTCTTCTCATCATCTGATAACATATTAGTAATAGGTATTTGATAATTATTATTACCATGATCTAAATCAGGTTTTGTTCTAGATTTACCATCTATTTCATCAAACGATACCACCTTGTTAGAAAATGTTTGTGAAATTAATACATCCTTTCTGTTTTTAAAATCTTTGAATGTACCAGCTACAAAATTTCCATTTGCATCAACTCCAAAGTATGTGCTATTATCAGATGCTGCCTTATACTCACTTGGAGCAAGGAATGGTCTAAATGCAGTTATTATTGCACCATCTGATTGGAAAGGTGTATAGTCTCCTCTATTTCTAACTTTAAATTTCATATTAGCTAAATTTATATTACCTGCTAATAAAGTTTGACCTGTTTTGTTTGTTACATTTGGTATTTCAACTTCTTTTAATTGAACTTTATTTTTGTTAAGTTTGTTATAATATTCAATTGTTCCTAGTGGTTTAGGTGTTTGCTTTTCACTAAAATCTATTTTAACTGCATCAGGATCATCTCCACTATACATTTTATATTTTCTAGTTAATCCATTTATTGCAAGATTTTTATAGTAGTTAGCTACGTCAGCTGCTTCATTATAAGTATTTTTAATATCTCCAACTACAGTTGCTAAATAATCTTCTGTTCCACCAACAAGAGTTGATAATTCATTTTGAATGTTTTCAGTCAATGAAGGTTTTTGTTTAACTACTTTTGAACTAGAATTACCTTTTACATAACCATTAAAAGGATCAATGTTTATTTTAGGTGATGCAACTGATCCACTTGACCAAAGATATTGTAATGAAGGTTCTTGTTTTTTAGGAGTAGGATTATATCTTTGTTGATAGTTATATTGATTAGATTTTAACAATCCTAAAATATCTTTTTCTTCATTGCTATAACCCATCATTTGATATGTGTTATCCAAAAACCCATATAAGTTTTTCTTAGCAATATCATTATCTGAAATATCTAGCCAATTATCTTTTCCTTTATCTGTCATATAAACCTTATCACCCTGTATCAAATAATCTGCTCTAGGTGAATAATTATTGATAACCATGTTTTTATGATAGACAGGTTTAATATCAGCTAACTTTAAAGGTCGATCATACTTCATTGGTGTTTGAAGTATTTTATCATTGGGAATACCAGTTTGTGCTTTGGGTAATGATCCACCTTGAGCATATGTTTTATAACCTATTCTACCATCTACTGCTTGTGAGTTTAATTTATTATACTCATGAGCACCTATACTATGCCATTCATTTAATTGATTAGGACTTGAAAAAGCAGCAGAAGGACTATTCCAATTTTTAAACTGTTGGTTGCTTAAAGGAAAATCACCTCTTTGTTGTACATAGTATTTATCTCCTTCTTGTTTAGTTTCAAAGTATCTATTAGGTTTACCATGCACCATGCTAAAAATAGACATATCATTAGGATCTGTTCCATAAATAGATTTACCAAATCGTGCCTTAGATAATAAACCTCCTTGAGCTTTAGGTAAAAACTCACCACCTCTTTCTTTATAAGTTGATGGATCTACCATATCAAGGTTAATTCCAAAATCCTTTAAAAAGAACTCTACTGTTCCTTTATTTCTTTCACGATTTGGAGCTTTCTTAGTACCTCTAGCATATTGTTTTGCAATAATATTTCTATATTTTAATCTATCAGCATCTGACTTTGCTTGATTATAATCAACAATTGCATCAAGAAACTTAGGAAAAGCTTTTGAATATTTTTCAGTATCTTTTTGAAAAAAGTCTGGCCCTAGATTATACACATAATCTTCTATAAGTAATTGTTGATTATAAGGTAATGTATCAAATGTTAGATTTCTATCTTTAAATCTTTTATTATATCCTTGTACAGATTGATCATAATGAGAATTAAAATCATCTTTCATTAATTTAATAGCTTGATCATCTGTAATTCCTTTTGCAAATCTTTTAGTTTTTACATCTTCAGGTGTTAACTTATGACCATAACCTATTGTAGGAAGCCCACCTTCATGAGATTTATAAGGCATCCATACATTTAATTTAGAATCCCAACCCTTTTTTACACCATTCTCTTGATATTTTAACCAATCATAATAATCATTAAGCTGTCTAGTTTTTAATTTTTCTTTATCTACAGTGGATTGGTTGGTTTGAGGAGAATCTGAATCATTAACTAAATTATTCCAAAGAGACTTACCAGCAAGCTTGAGAAAATCAATGTTTCCAAAAAGAACAGGGTTGGTCATAATAGCTGAACCAATTGTACCAAGATCACCTATAAATGAGTTTCCTCCATCTTGTTTTTTAGCAGGATAAAACTTTTTATTAGAAGTGTTGGTAACATCTGCATCTGTTAAACGAACATACTGATCACTAGCATGTTGTCTACCATACCATGTATTTCCATAAGCTGGACTTAATGATCCATCAGGACCTCTATGATACCAATAACCTGTTGCTTTATCATAAACAGATCCTTGTTTTTGATCTTGAGATCTAGACCAATATGTTACACCAGGTGTATCTGCTGTATATGTATTTTTATAATAAAAATCTCTACCATTATTTAGCAACACTCTTCTCTCTTGTTCTGAAAGTTTATAAATATCTTTTTTATATTTATTCCATTCATTATCTAAATTTTGTTGTAAGGTAGGTGTCCAAGCATCTGTTTTAATATCTACATTATATGAACCTCTATTTGGTAATCCTGATTGCCCTATGCTTTTTAAATATTGATCAAGCATGTATACTCTAGGATCTCTTCCTGCATTATACATAAAATCTCCAGCAGATGCTTTTTCCATTGCTGTAGGAAATGCTCCAAGTTGAGGATAATATTTATCCATGTACCAATTTACAGCATCATCTTTACTAGCACCAACTGGTAATGCAGGATTACCAAAGTTAGATAAACCATAACCACTAGCACTACCTCTATTATCTTCCCATGTCATTGAGTTGTATCCCATGTTCTGCACACTATCTCTTGGAGATACTTGTCCATACTTCCATTGATATTTATCTAATGATCCACCTTCTCCAAAAAACTTATTTTGCAACATTTTAAATTCCATATCACTTAATATGGCGGCAGCATCTCTTACTTTAGCTCCTTTAGTTCCTATAATAGGAGTGATTAAATTAGGACCTACTCTTAAAGTTTTATCTTCAAACAAAACACCAGATGGAATTTGATTTATATCAAAATCAGGAAAATATCTACTGTAATTTTTTCTGAGTCTTGATGTATTTCTTAATTGGTTTACTTGGTTATTTAAACCTATTGGCATAGGATCTGCAAAAACTTTGACATAGTAAGGATTATTACCACCATATCTTTCTCCTATCCATGTAGGGTCTTCAGCAAAATAAAGAATGTCTTTATTTGATCCTTGTAATAATTGATCATGCCCACCACTTCTTCTACCTCTGTTAATAACATTTTCAGGAGCTGTGCTTGTTCCCATTATTTCTGCAACATCATAAGGGTTATCTGGATTTTTTCCTAAGCTCGCCATCCTCTTTCTAAATAAAGGATCATTTATAATTTCAGGACTTACATCCACAACTCTGTATAAAGGTCTTTGATTATACTGCGTTTGTAACCAACTTTCAAAACCTTCTGGAGATTCTGGCAAATATTTAATTAATCCTTCCTTTTGATAACTTTTAGCTAAGTTATAAGCACTTAATACATCTTGAGAAATTGGTGTTGATTTTTTAAATAACTCACTAAATGATTTTGGAAATATTCCCATTTGAGGATTGACTCCAAAAGCCATCCTACCTGCATTATCAAATGCATTAACAAATCTTTTAGTACCTTTTAAACCTGTTCCAACAAAAGGAAGCACATCAGCTGCATCCCATCCAAAGTTTGCAAAATCTTTATCACCTCTAATAGGTCTATCACCCATAAATGTATTTGAAAGATTAATTGCAGATTGAGCAGGTGCTCCTACAAACATATCATAAACCCATTTACCAGCAGGATTCACAAAAGGATTACCATATGCATTTTCTATTGCTTCATTAGTAGTATTAAGAACATTTTGAAAAGTTGCTCTAGTAGATCCTTCAGGTGCTAATTTAGTATCATCTCTAAATTCACCTTGTGCAGGATTATAATATTCATAATTACCGTAACCAGGTTTATTAGTATATATTTTAGATTCTTTTTGAGCAGCTTGTGATTTCTTAAAAGCTTTTGCTTGTTCTGCTTTTTCAATGCTACCATATGTTGCAATATCTTTAGCCACAGATTGTGCAGCTACATTTTTTGGAGCAACAGTTACAGTACTCCTTACATTAGCTGGATTAGTTTGCCCTAATGCTTGATTAATTAATTGAGCACTTACAGATCCTGTAAGTTGATGTTTAGGAAGTGAGCCTCCTTGTTTAGCATATTGAATATTATCAAGCATTTGATTTTGATCAGGCTCATTTCTAGATATGGTATTTAACATATCTATAATTTGATCATCTGTATAAACACCTCTAAGTTGTTCTAATGCATCATAACTACTATCAGTTAAAGGTTTATAAGAGCCAAACATATCTATAGTAGCCTTTTCTGTAAAAGGATTATAAATACCTTGATTTTTCATTTCAAACCTTAATGCATTTAATCTAGCTCTTGTTTCAGTAGGACTAGCTACATAATAATTAAATTCATCCATGCCTACCATTTTAGGATAATGACCAAACATATTAGGTTTTTGTCTTTTACGAGCAGTATTGTATGCATATTTCCCCATCAAATTTATATCTGAAATAGGAATTAACGGACCACCAAAATCACTTGCATGACTTATTTCATGAACATCAGTATCTAAAAGATTATCTTTTGAAAATGGTGTATTGGTTATTCTAGAGATAGGAGAATTTCTAATTTTAGAATCATCAGTTGGATAATAACCCAATGCATTATAAGCATTTGATCCTTCGTATCCAATAACCTCCATATTATCTGATGTTCCATAACTATCAAGATAATTTCCACTTGTGTCATACCAATCCCGAAGATCATGTTTCCAATATTTTTGCTTTAATTTGGGATTTATATTTCTTGCAAAATTCCAATATGATGAAGGATACTTATCCAATTCAGTTCTACTAAATCCAGATACACCTTTATCTTCAGGATATTTTTCATCTATCTCCTTACGTGAAAATTTAACATCTATATTATTAATATTTTCTAATCTTTTATCTCTTATTTGTTGCCAAAATGGATCTGTAGAGTAAAATGAATATGTGTCAGTATCAAATGACAAAGGTCTATGATTAGTAAAAAACTGTTCCCATCCAGTTGGATTATCTTTTTGAACAGATCTTTGTAACATTTGTTGAGCCATTGGAGAATTTGTCCAATCTCTCATAAAGTCTCTTCCTTGTTCTACTAACTGATCATAATAGTTAACTTCTACACCTTTCATCATACAAGTTTGAAATTCTTCATTCCATACTTGACCTTCAGGACATTCTCCTTTATTTCCAGATTGAGCTCTACGCAATGAGCCCCCTTGTCTATATCCATAATCTTGAGCATATGGACTAGGCCCTTGAAATTGCTTTTCAAAGTTTCTAGCTTCTCCTTCTAAAGTCCAAGGAGTATCATACATTGCAGGGTTAACATATCTATTATAAACTACTTCAGGAGAAGCAAAATTGAATGATGGATTGTTAGATAAAAATTCATCAGTAATATATTTTTGATCTAATGCTCTTCTATTCCAATATTGCATTGCTGCATCATTCCCTGAAGGAATAGTTGGTTCTTTTAAAGGACCAGGATAAAATTCTGAATAACCAGAGTCTCCATTTATGTCTTGCCAGTAATGAAACATTTCATGAGGAACAACTCCTGGTATATGTTTATCTGCATCTGATAAATGTATAGTCTTAGTTAAAGGCTCATAAAAGCTATTACCTTGATTTGTAGTATCAAAGTATACACCACCTTGACCACCTGTTTGACGAACACCCTCTTTCATTGAATCTAAAAACAAACTTTTTGGAGATGCAGGATCTGCAGAATGCTGTCTCATAAGTTTATAAACTATATCATACTGAAGTCTTTCTGCAGGAGTTAACTGATTTGTAACATATAAGTATGTATCTAAATTCTCTGGATTCCTATCTGCTTCTGGATTTACCTTAGGCATATTTGAAGTATCTCTTATACACTTTTTTGTAACAGGATCTTTAATCCATCCTGTAGGACAACCACCTGTTTGTGTTTCTTTCTTTACAGGTTTTTTTGGTGTATTAAAATAATAGTCTACCATACCTTGCTGAGCTTTAGGTAATGGCAATGCACCACCTGAGCGCATTACTCTCTTTTGTTGGATAAGGTGAAGAAGCTTGTCAGTTTTCATCGTGGACTTAGAGTTTCTTTTGTTGTTACTACTTTTAAATTCATTTTTTCAGATCCTGATTGCAATCTTCTTAAGATAACTCTATTTCCATAGTGTCTAAACTTCTTCCTTTGCAAAGGTGACTTAGCATAATTAACAGCTTGAGGATTTAGATTCTTCCTATAGCCATTACATTCTGTGATAAAGTTAGTAATTTGTAAGCCATTAAACTCACCTCTATCTCTTGTAGCATCCCAGAATTGATTAAATCTGTATTTATTCTCTTCTTTAGCCACATGAATATCTATACTATCTAAATTTATCTTAGGGTAATTTAACAAAGCTACAGGATTATTTTTAGGTTTAATATGTAAATTTAATAAACCTGAGGTTTGTTCTGTATTATAAATAAGAGCTTGATCAAAGTTTCCATCCAACACATGATATCTATCTACACATCCTGTGTTGTATTTGAATACTTCTAAGTAATACTCCACACTTTTTATTGTAGTAACCGAAGCACCTGTGTTTACAGGAAACTCTATCTCCCATCCATAGTTTACACCATAGTAATTATTATAGCTATTACATAATACATTGTGTTTCCAAAAGTCATTACCTTTTATAGTGTAGAAATGATCATTTGTAGAGAACTCTAAGTTAGGATGCCAGTCATGAAAACTTATCCACATCTTAGTTTTAGGATCATAACTAATAGTCCAAGAGCAATCTTCAAAGTAGTTAGTATCGCTAGGATCAATTAAAGTTTTATTAGATGTGTTAATAGGAATTAAAGTAACTACAAATTTATTAATAAGATTTAATTGAATATTGGCAGGTACTTTAGAATCAATCAGTGTAATATTAATTTTAAAACTACCATCTGAAATATAAGGAAATGCTTTTTTAATATTTGGTGCTTTTTCTATTTCAGTGGCCACACAATTTACAAATGATTCAATACCTGCATTTGTAGGAACTGTTGCAGTGTAAGTACATGTTGCAAGATCATATCCATTTATATTTCCAGATATCTGATAGCCATCTTGTAATTGAGTTGTACTTGATCCATAAGTAACTTTGAAATTATATGAGTATGATGTTACTCGGAAGTTTTTAGTGTCAGGCATATACTCTATATCTGTCCCTACTTCTATTCCAGGCAATAACTTATAATCCTTTTTAGAGAAATATACAATCTCATATTGATTATCATATGTTGTTTGACATCCAATTCCTTTTACAGGATTATCTGTTAAATCGTAATTTGGAAAAGATTTTGTCAAACTGTATATCAGATTTTCTGCAAACCAATATCTCATACCATTCATAGAAATATCAACTATCTGATTACCAGCTAACTGCATAATCTTTCCATTTCTTTGACTCATGTAGAAAATACCATATGTAGTATTAATTACACTTCTTGTAGATTGACAAGAACCATATTCTAATTCAAGATCTGCATTTACAAGAGCTTGAAATGGTTGGTTAAATAAACCACCATCACCAATTGTAATTCTATTACCTGTAGATGTTTGTAATTCATCTACCCCATTAATAGTTGTAGGTGTTGCATCATCAAAGAAAATAGCAGAACCTGTTCTATTAATTGGCTTTACATTAGTAATTACATTTTCAAAATCTTTGTAGTTGTTGTTTAAGTATATTCTCCAGTTATCTCTAGATTGTTCATACTGCTGCTGCAAACTATAAACCATTCTAGCAGGATAATATTCAAAACAAGATGCAGGAATATCTGGATCATATGATCTAGGCAAAACACTTGACCAACTTGTATTATTTATTGAAGCTTTTGATACAGATAAACTATAATCATATTTAAAGAACTCTGGCACTTTTATAATGTCTGTTCTAAATAACTCATATAGATTAGTGTTGCCATATGGATTATAGAATTGCTCAGAAGGTAGAGCACCATAATCTCTACTTGCTAAATTAATCTCAGACTCACAATAAAAATCCTTAACCCCATTTACAAAAAGATAGAAGTATCCATTCTTAATATAGAATGTCTTCTTTAACATATCCTGAATTCTTAATCTATATGAATTTGGATCTCTATCTAAATGATATAATTTACTTGGGCCAAGTACCCAACTAGTAATTGTACCAACTGGATTAGTTACTAATTTTGCAAACTTGCGAGCAAAATCTCTAATAAATCTTAAAGGATTTAAACTAAGTCTAGGAAATGCACTTGTGTTAATTGAAATATCATTAAAGTCTATTCCTTCAAATGTAGACCAATATCTAGGATACGCAACATTAGCATATAGCTTATAATCAAAGTCAGTTCCATCAGGCATGTTAAATAGCCATTGATTAAATAATGGAAATGTATTTTTCTCAGTATATCTATTAATGTAGACATCTCCTCTAAAATAAACAGAAGAAGTGTGAGGATAGTTTTTTGTATATACAATCTTCTCTACACAAGTTGATACAGGAATCTGAGTTATAGATGATAATTGACCATATGCACCTTTTAAATCTAACTTTAATCCTACATAATAAGAAGAAATGTTTAAAGTAAAATTATTATTTGTTGTTGTCCAAGCTTTTAATTGATTTACAGTTCTTCTACTTTGATCAATTGTTGAAGGATTTACTAATGTTCCAATTGTATTTATTATTGCAGTATTTGGTCTAAATAAATTATTCACGGTATATGTTCCATCAAATACTTGAACACCTGACTCAACATATCTAGCTGCTTTAATTTGTCTTCTGTAGTTTTGATTTTGAGGATTCTTTTTTGAACTATAAAATCCATGGCTATTATATTGTAATGCATATTGTCTCCAAGGCAAAAGTTCCATTACAAGCTTCATAGCATTACCAAATCCTTGAGCTAACATGAATCCACCAATGCTAAATATTAAATTCATCTGAGTAATAAAACTCATTATGTCAGGAAGTATTCCAGGTTTTTTAGTAGAAGGATTTAAAGTAGTAAGTTCATTTCCTTCAGAGTTCATTGTTGGAGCTCCTACCCAAGATCCTGAACCAGCAGGACCTAAAAAACCTCCTGCAAAAGTACCACCCAATGCTGCAGCATATGCTAATGCTGCTTTTCCACCAGCACCACCTGCAACTCCAACAGCAGTTGTTAAAGGAATTGAAGTAGGGTCTTTTGCAGTGTTACCTTTCACTGTTGTCTTTTTTCCAACTAAAGCTAAAATAGCAGAACCAAGTCCTAATAGTAGACATCCTATAAATGCACCTTGTGATGGAATTTTATGTTTAGGATGACCATAAGGTGGTGTAAAAGTTCCTATAGAATTACCATAGTATTCTGAATAAACTCTTACCTCATTTGGATTTAAATAAGTTCCTCTAAAATTAAAATCAGGAGTATGAAATGTAAAGTAATCTTTTCTATATAGTGTTATAGGATTCTTAGTGTCATCATGCTCTTGTGGTCCTGGAGGATTATACCATGTGTTTTTGTATAAATAATAATCAGGATCTAAACAATTGTATGGATAGTTCTGATATAGTGCTTTTGCATTAGGTTGATTAGGTATGTCATACTCAAACATATTATTAATCAAACCTTTTGCAATAACTGTTTTATTACCAGTTCTTGATCCTCTTAATATTTCATATCCAACAATTGATTTAATAACATCTCCATTCTCATCAAGAGGTGGTTTTATATTTTCAAATTGTATACCTAATAATTGAATTGATTTATTCGCATTATCATAAATTGGAGAAACTATGTCATCTGGAAATTTATGATGCCTAATGTATTGTCCACACAAATCATAGTCACTAATTTGTGAATTAGGATAAGGGGTTGTAGTAATAGTACTCCAAGTATATTCACTAGGATTCCAAATTCTAGGTTTGTTGGGATATCTATTTTCAGATTCCCAATAAGCCATATATCCTTTGTTTCTAATTTTTGCACCATCTGCTGTTGAGCCAGATCCTCCAAGTGAAATCCCTGTGTTATAGACTCTCCACTTTTCAGCTGATGTAGCTCCATTATTATCATAAGGAAGAACATCAGGACCACTAACTGTTATGTTATCCCAGCCTGGTCTAATAGGTCTTCCTGGAATATGATAAGATGCAGATTTATCACCTGTCTTATAAGCCCATCTAATAAAGAAAGAATATATCTCATCTCTCATATATCCTGTTTCATTATTACCTTTTACATAATAATCTGCAGGATATTCTACTTGTACCCATTTTGTAACAATTTGATTTGCAAGAGGCTGATAATTAAAATCAGCTTTGCTTTTCATTCCAGTTCTTAATAGATAAAAGTTTAATAAAAACATCTTGTCAGATGTTTCATATATTGTCTGATTAATTGGAATATCTTCAAGTGGTACTTGAACTAATGTATCATTGTTATTATCAATGTGTACTTTAGTTTGAGAAGTATTAAAAAAACCAACACGCTTTGCATTAGTTACAGAATTAATAGTGCTTATTAGTACAACTTCATATTCCTCAAAGTTTGTATCTATTTGAGTAAATGTTAAATCTATTGATCCACCATTATTCTCATGATCCCAAATACTTACAATATTACTCGGCATAAAGTAATTACTCACTCTTAAACCATTGATGCTATAAGCAACTACTACTTGATATGATCCATTAAATAATGTACCTGAACTATTAGATCTTACAATGGAGAAACAAGGTAGATCTATTAGATAGTGTAATCTTGTTTTATCACAATCTAAAACAGGAGGATCATAATAAATTGGCTCAGGACAATCAGGATTAGTTGTATCATATTGTTTAATCAACCAAGGAATTTTATCAAGATTAATAGCTCTATCTGGATTTAATCCATCTGCAAAATAAAATGTGTAAGTACAATCAAAATTAGATTGAGTAACTCCTGTAATTAAATTTGATCTTTTAAATCCTAAACAACTAGATGAAATATATCTAGTATACTCACAACTATTTTCATCAAATATTCCAATCTCACTTGTTATGTCATTTGTAGAACAAACAAACCAAGTTGTCGCATCTCTGCGAACAATTCCAATAACATCAAAATTAGTAGATGTGCAATATTGAGTAGATGGCTCATTTCCAATAGTACCCCCATCTCCTAAGTTAGAACTTGTCATAGCATTAATTGCATTAGTCCAAACTCCCTCAGGAACATAGCTATCATTAAAATCTTTGTAAAGTCCTTTAGTATAAGTATTAGACTTTGCATCAATTAAATTTTGAGTGTTATCTTGCTGTTTAGCCATTTTGATTATCTACTTTTTCAAATTCTTTTTTGACTTTTTCACTGCCTATAAATTTATAGAATTCTTCACACAGAAACCCCATCAACCAAGCACATGTTTCTTCATCTGTAATATCTCTATCTTCTGCTATTCTTTTTGCAGCATGAAATAACTCATGACCTATTGTGTTATGATTAAGAAACTTAGCATCTATCATTACAATGTATAAGCCACCATCTACAGTAATAGTAATACCTTCTGCTTCTTCAGCTGCAGTACCAGGAACTAATGTTCCCTTTGCATATTTCTTTTGTAAATACTTTTCTGACTTTCCCATCTCATTTGTTATTACAAATAAGATAGAACAATTGAATGTATTTACTCTTACTTTTTTAGTAATTCTCATAAGGTCCCCTTACAGTTTTAAACCCACCATACCACGCATAGCTATTAAACATATTATAATACTTAGCATACATTGCTTTTCTATTTTTCTCCCACATTCTCTTTAGTTCACCAAAGTCAGGAGTATTAATAAAGCTAAGAGCATTTGTTCTTGCAGGTCTAAGCTTAGCTTGTATAAGCTGTAACTTTTGACTAGTATTCTCACCATTTAAAAATAAGTTCTCAAGTATTCTTTCTTTAAGAGCATATTCATAATAGTCATTAACTACTGGATGATCAAGCACTAATAAATTACCTTCATCATCTTCCATTACAGATTCATAGTTAATATATACTCTACCTTCTTTAAAATTAATAGTATGAATAAATCCATCTCTAATTTTAAGTCTATAATTATAAGAACCTACATTTCTTAAGTTACACTCTGGTTCCCCATAGTTATATGGTAAAATCTCAATAGGAACTGGTCTAGGAAATTCTCTAATTAACCCTGGTCTTGTCTCTGTAATCTTACAACCATCTGGACAATTGTCCACAGAAATAGAACAATTGGCTACAATGTTAGCAGCAGCAATAATGTTAATTCTTGCACCTGCGTAGTGTTCAAATACTTTAATCTTTACTTGATCAGGATTGATAATTACATATTCAAAGTTTACATAATCTTTACTTGAATTTTGAACAGTAAGTACAATATTAGTTGAAGCTAAATTATGAGTTACAATGTTATCTCCAACAGATAAATCAGCCACTTGAATCAATGGTCTTGCATTTGTAATCTCTGCAAGTTTTAACATTTGATCATACATTGTCTGAATCTGTGATGATACACAACTTGTATATGTATCATTACCAACCCCACACAACATTGCAAAATTCATTACATAAAAATCAGCAGGAAGTTTAGCTCTGCCATCTTTTACATCAATCATTTTACCCCTTGATTGATTAATCTTTAAACCAAGTTCATAATTGATCTTAATTGCAATCTTTAATAATTCTTGAGGATTGATAAAGTTATCCTGATCATAAGTGTAGAAATCACTTCTGACAGAATTCATTAAATCATCAAAGTTTCTATATTGGAGTTCTGTCTTCATTACTTAGTGTTGCTTAAGAAGTCTTGATTAATATCTTGAGGAACTTGTAAACTTGTAGTTAAATCTTTCATTACACTTTGTTCCATTTCTCCATATAAGTACATAGGTACTGAGAATGGCTCATCTTGTCTATAAATACAATCATGGTCTGTATCACAATTGTATTGACCAATACCAGATCTAAATAATCCTTCCACTCTAATTGCTGGCCAATCTACACTAGGTACATAGATATAGTCATTTACAATGTAGTAGTAAGGAGTCTTGTTATATCTAAATGTCTTCTGCTTAATCATAGCTTGATAAGTAGAAGGAAAAGTTAAAGTAAGTGGAGTAGTTCCATCTATACTTGTAATAGATCTAATGATAGGACCATAACTACCCTCATACGCAGGGGGAATTTTATCCTTGCTTCTCTTAATAGTACAGCCTGATTCTATGCAAAAACAACCAGTGTCTGCTTTATCTACATCTATTAAACAGAAATAGTCTAAGGTGTGAAATATATTGTTGTACTTTCTAAGTACACCTTTATCATCCTCTCTTTTAATGAGCCATGATACGTGTTTGAGAATTAAAGAAAAGATATATCTATCTGTAACAAAGGCATCTATGTTTACAGATTTAATCTGATTCCTAATTCTACTAATTGCTTCTGATACTGTTGCTACCATTATTTACAAGTTTTACCAAAGTAATAATCTGCTTCGTCTTTTCTTCTTTTGACTAATCCAGCAAGTGTTTTGCCATCAGCTTTAATCCACTTATTAAATTCATTTCTAATTGTTTCATCTTCAGGATCTGCATTTACTTTTTTAAGTAATGTACTTTTCTTAAGATTACCAATTCCTACATTGTATGTAAAGCTAACTAATGCATCAAACTGACAATCATTTAACTCTACTCTAACTACATCTGATACCATACCAGCAAACTGATTTAGTACATCTGAGAATAGTTTTTCAGCTTCTGCTTTAGTAATAGTCTCTCCAGGTTTAACAGGAGTGCCATCAGCATAGAATGTATTACCATAGCCAATAGTCCATACACCTCCTGCATCAGGATATGCTTTAGACATATAGCCTTCAAACTTCTTTATCTTTTGAGTCATCTCATCTGATACACTATATACACCAGTAAGCTGCTCAGTTTCTTCTTTAATTTCTGTTACACCTTTAATAAGGCCTCTCAAGAAAGTTAATAATGCTTTCATCATAGTTCTAATGGATTATAATTTTCTAATCTATATTCATCTAATTCTTTTCTTTCATCTTGATACATAGCACTTCTGTACAAGCTTGCAATCTTTAAAGTATGATCAACTTGAATGTATTTCTTCCAGTTTTCAGGATACTTTCTGCCAACCTCTTTTGTAAAGTTTCTACAGGCTTTAAATCCCCACAACTCATTAAATTTAAATTTGTATTTAGTTTCATAATTACTGTAAAAGATTTTAGCTAAGTAGTTATCACTTTCCCAATTTCTATGTTGTATTACTTTTAAATAATGATCTGTTGTTTTAAAGTCTACATTCTTTCTAACTTTTGGTTGACAAGTTCCAAGAAACATATAACCTAATTGCTCAGGTAACTCTATACCATCTCTTGTGTCAATTATTTCTTTTGCAATCAATTCATTAGCAGCAATGATAATCTTCTTTATACTCTTTTGGTCTTTGACTAGGCACTCCTTAGACTTATAGATATCAGATACCCATTCATCTGATAATGTGTTCAATCTAGGTGCTTTATACCTCGGACCCTTTCTGTTTAATTTCACTGCACTATTCATATATAATTTACAAAATTTTTTTGATTTTTAAAAGATAAATTTTTAAAGTTTATAATTGTAGTTAAACTCTGCAACTTTGCCATTTACAGGATTGTACAACTCAAGTACAGCAGCTCTTTTATTGCCAGTGAACTTATTATGATAATGCCAGTAATCTGTTGCTGAAAGTGAAGGTAACACTTTTATTGTAAATCCATGTATTTCATTATCAGTTACAAACTCAGTTGTCTTTTTAGTGTGCAAGTGACCTGTAAATAAAGTTCTATAACTAGTTTGGCCCCACTCATATGGATGCTCAGTTGCGTATACTAATGGAGTCATCTTTTTAGATATATCACCATGTTCAAAGCAAAACATATTCTCTCCATACACAAGCACCTTTCTTTCAGCATATTGGCTAGAGAAAGTAAAACCATCTGCATCTCCAAATGACTGAGATAATGCATGTACTAAGTGAAATGAACTAAGTCTATCGTGATTCCCTGGTATAAACATTACATGCACATTGTTAGCATAGTTTCTAACTAATGACAAAAGTAGATATAATCCTTCAAAGGCTTGAATGTAAGCATCTTGTGCAGACATACTTGCTTCTACAGGTGTACCCTTAGTTGTAGTGTT